TCTTTTATCTTAGTAGCTCCACTTTGCCAATATTTTTCCCTAACATCTAGCCCTTCAGCCATTTTTTCTCTTTCTACTAGTTTTTTAGCAGCTTTACTATCTTTTGGCCAATCTCGGGTAAATACCGCCAAAATATTTGCTGTATTTACTTTAGGGGGTATAGTTTTTAAAGGAGTAAATGTAATATGGCCTAAACAAGTCTCTGCAAATTCTAAAGGATATTTTAATCTCATATAAGGTCCACCGGTATATGCCTTATTAGTAAGACCATTTTCACCTAATACTTTTCCCTTTATCGCAGACGCGATAGAAGAAGTAGATCCAAAGTCTGGATCTCGAGTTCCTCTATTAATAACTCCTTGCGAATTTACATCAGAAGTACCCTGCTTATTTAATGCTGGCCAATCTCTATTAAATACGTCTGAAGCGTTAGGCCAACTTCGATTTTCAAAATTAGCTAAGCTAGCTTGTGTATTTAAATGATGTTTCTGAGTTGGATCAGGCATTATACTTTCCTTATAGATATAATTATACAAACATTATTTATATAGAAATTCAATGAGTTATTCGGGCAGATATAAAGTATCTAATGTTAAAAAGTATAAAGGGGATCATACTAACGTAATATATCGATCTTTATGGGAAAGATCTGCGTTTAAATGGTGTGATGAGAATCCTAGAGTTAAGGAATGGGTTTCTGAAGAGATAGTTATACCATATTTTTATGATGTAGATAAGAAATATCATCGTTATTTTATGGATCTTAAGATTAAATTAGATGAGAAAACTTTATTAATAGAGATTAAACCTGAATCTCAAACTAAACCTCCTATTGGCGCTAGGCGCACTAAAAAATATATTTCAGAATCTCTAGATTTTATAAAGAATCAGAATAAATGGAGAGCCGCTATTTCTTATGCTAAAGATAGAAATTGGGAATTTCAGATATGGACCGAGAATACATTAAGGAGTATGGGTATAATGCAAAAACCTATTCCAGGTAAATTGAAGAAATTAAAACCATTACCTCGTTTCAAAAGAAAATCTAAAAAATGATATAAATACTTTTATGGCAACAAATATATTTGATAAATTAGAATTAGAGGCTTTTAGAGCTGGTATTACTCCTAGAACTAAGGAATCTATTGCTTGGTTTAGAAAAAAAGCTTCAGCTATGACCGGTATTAATAGGTTATCTCTTATGAAGGAAAATCCATTAGCATTGAGAAATCAACATGGGGCTGGACAAATGTATATGTATTTTTATAGTCCAAAACATGCTGATACTCTTCCCTATTTTGATAGATTTCCTCTTAGTATTATTGTTGGACCGGCTAAAGGAGGATTTATGGGTTTAAATTTGCATTATCTTCCTAATGTTTTAAGAGCTAGATTTTTAGATGGATTAATGAGTATTACCACTAATAAGAAGTATGATCAAACTACAAAATTTAATGCTACATTAGGAATGTTACAAAAATCCTCTAAATTAAAATATTTTAAACCTTGTTTAAAGCATTATTTAACTAAACATATGAGAAGTAGATTTGCTTTAGTCCCGGCACCTGAATGGGAAATAGCAACATTCTTACCTACTGCCAGATTTGAGAAAGCAGGTAAGGGAACAATTTATGCAGATTCTAGAAAGGCAATTAGAGGATAGTAATGGGATTTTCTGTAGACACATTAAAAGGCAATATAAGCAAAAGTGATGGATTGGCTTTTGCTAATCAATGGGTTGTAGTTCTTCCTAGAATAGCTGGAACAATAACTGATTCTAAAGAATTGAGTATCTTATGTAGGAATATAAGTATGCCAGATAAGAATATCATGAGCACACCGAGAGAGATAGGTGCTAGACATTTTGAGGTAGCTACCGGATGGATGGAAGGCGCTATTCAAGCACAATTTCTCGTATTAAATGATTGGGGAGTTAAAGATTATTTTGATAAGTGGCAAAATGCAGTAGTACGACCTAATTCTTATCATACAGGATATTATAAAGATTATACAGGAAGAATTGCAATACATCATCTAAAAAAAGGCGTAGCTTTTGACTATGATATTAAGACTAAAGGATTATCAAATATGTCGAAACTTTTACAACGATTTCTTCCTTTTTTGCCTAATTTAAATTTAGATGTTGATGTAAATTATGGCGGAAGAACTACATATAGTATAGTTTTAGAAAATGCCTGGCCTAAGAGTATCATGCCAATTGCGTTAAATAATGATTTGGATGGTTTGATTGAATTAAATGTATTATTAGAATATAGACAATGGAGAAGAGTATAATATGGCTTTACCTAGAATAAATGAAAGCCCACAGTATTCGCTTGTAGTACCTTCAAGCGGTAAATCAATAAATTATAGACCTTATCTTGTGAAAGAAGAAAAGGTTTTATTAATGGCTGTGGAATCACAAGACCCCGAGCATATATTTGGGGCTTTAAGTAATACTATTACATCTTGTGTTAAGGATGAAATAGATTTAAAAAATTTAACAATATTTGATTTTGAGTATATTTTCACACAGTTAAGAGCAAAATCTTCAGGAGAGAATTTAAAGCTTGCCCCAAAATGTAAGCATTGCGAAGAAGTAAATAATACCTCTATTAATTTAGATAATCTTAAGGTTAATATGCCTGAAGTAAATTTAAATATAAAACTTACTGATGATATATCAATTAAGATGAAATATCCTACATATAAGGATGTATTATTACAAGCTAAAGGTTTTGATAAATTATCTCTTCCGGATCAAGCTTTTAAATTAGTTAATAAATGCTTAGAATCTATTAGCACAAAAGAAGAAAATATATTAGTAGAAGACGTAAGTGAAGATGAAGTAAATGAATTTATAGAATCTTTAACTAATGAGCAATTTAATAAAATAAAAGAGATTTTAGATAGTATGCCAAGATTAAAACATACTATCGAATTTAATTGTACATCATGTCATAAGGATAATGAAATAAAACTAGAAGGAATTAATGATTTTTTTTAGTAACCCTTTCTCATGAGGATTTGAGCGGATATTATAGGACAAACTTTCAATTAATGCAACATCATAATTACTCTTTATATGAAATTGAAAGAATGATACCGTGGGAAAGGGAAATATATTTAACCTTATTAATGGAGCATCTTAAGGAAGAAGAAGAGAAGATGAAAGAACAAGAAAGTAAAGGAAGAATGTAATGGCTAGAACCCCTATACCTGCACCTCCTACAGGCGGTGGAGGAACGACTCCTCCTACAGGAACACCTACATTAAAACATGTTACTGATGCTTTAAGAAGGCAGAATATGATTGCCGTAGCTAATGCAAAAGATACAAGAGAGGTTTTACAAACTAATAAAGAAATATTAAAAAGTTTTGTGGAGTATTTTAAAGGGGTTAAAGAAGCCAATAAATTAGCTAAAGATAAAGCTCAAAAAGAAGCTACTGCAAAAAAAGAAAAGGAAAGAGAAGATAAACTTAAAGGCGATGAGATGTCTAGATCTGCATTGGCTTCAACAGGAACTAAGGCAAAAGGTCTATTTGGAGGATTTTTAGGTAAACTAGCTAAACTAGCTTTATTTGCTTTAATTCCAGCGGCAATAGCTTTTTTAAATAGTGATTATTATTTAAAAATTAGGGATTGGTTTATTGAAACTGGTATTCCTATGGTTAAGAAACTTTGGACTGATTTTATAAAACCATGGGGAATATGGTTAGGTGAAAAGATGTTTGCCGCTTGGGAAAAAATAAAAGAATGGACTCCAATAATAGTAGAAAATCTTATAAAGGTTTATGATACATATGTAAAACCAACAGCAATATGGGTATGGGATAAGCTAGGTAAAGCTTTTAAATTTATAGTTGATGGTTTATTTGGAAAGGAAAGGGCCGAAGGTCCTCAAAATAGATATAAGAGTAGAGAAGGTGGATTAGTCGGAGCATTAATAGGAGTTTATCATGAATATCTTAAACCTATGGGAAAATGGATATGGGATAAATTAGGAAAAGCTTTTACTTTTATTAAAGAAGGAATTTTTGGTAGAGAAGGAGAAGGTCCTCAAAATAGATATGGAGCCAAAATGGGTTTAGTAGGGGCTATCAAGTGGATAGGACAAACTTTAATGGATCTTCCTAGTATTATAAGAGATAAATTTAATGCAGCAAAAGAAAAGATAACAAATGGAGTTTTAACTGCTGTTGATAAATTTGGTGAAATGATGAGTTATATTTTTTCTACTCAATTTTTTTCAGATGTATTTGATAAAGTTTTTGCTTGGACTGGACTTCCAAATCCATTTAATAGAAAATTTAATGCTTTTACTAATGCCGATGCAGCTAGAGAAAACTATCGTATGGGATTAAATGCAGGTATGGTCGATCAGCATGCTGCAAAAATGGCTAAAGATCTTAATGTGGAGCCAGCCGGAAGCAGTTTTTCAACTAATCAAAAAGTTAATCTAATTTCAGGCACGCCCGATAGAGATAACATTTTTAAAAATATGGCCATTATAGAAGCTAATAAGCTTCGAACTGAAACTTTAAGACAATCTTTTAGTGATCTAATAGACACTAATATTGATAAAGGTAGTATGAAGATGTGGGAAGGAAATATGTCTGCCGCTGAATATATTGCTAAAAAATATGGACTAATTAGAGATCAAAACAAGAGAGCCCAATATACTAAAGAATTTAATGATATTATGGATAGAATAGAAGCTATAAAAAATAAATTTAATCTTGGAGCTGGCGCAAGTACAAATCAAAATAATATAGATGCTTCATCGTCAACAACTGTTAATAATAATCAGGGTGTTTTAATGGGATCTGCCTCATCTTATGATAAAACAGATCCCTATATGGAAATTAGAACTTAATCCTGTTGAGCCAATTTAGTAAAATAACTCATAGTTTCATCATCATCTGATTTAGCAGAAATTTGTTCCGCTGTAATTGGCTCAGATTTAATTTCCGGAGGTGGAGATTGATTCCCCAACTGTACTTCTTGTTTAATAGTGTTAACACCAATACTAGCATCTTCACCTAAGACTCTACTTAATTTCGCCTTAAGATCATCATAACTTTTGAAATTATCCGGCTTAAGAAACTCTTGGAGTGAGCTCTGTTTTGAATATATGGATTCGAGTGTTTTCTCGTCCTTGGAGAGCCCAGTGGGTGCATCAAACTCAGATTTATCATAATTTCTATATCCTTCTACTTGTCTAATTTTAAGTTTAAAATTGGCTCCTTCCCAGAAATCAAAAGGATTAATAGCCTTTTCATCTGCAAAAGAGGGTTGCATAACATCCATGATTTTATCAAAAATTCTTTTACCAAATTGATAAAGAAATACTTTACCTTCTGTATCTGGATTAGATGGATCAGATACGATATAAATGTTAGACACATAATGTAATCTACGTTTTTGTGTTCTAGCTCTATCTTTATCTGTTTCTACACCAGTATTCCAAAGTCGACTATTTAATTCTCCGACTGGATCTGGTTTATCTATAGAAGTTAAAGAGTTTTCAATATACCATAAACCAGTAGGACCTTTAAATCCGTGATCCCAATAACGAACCCATGGAAGTTCTTCATTAGTTGGTGCTGGTAAAAATCGAATAATAGCATAACCGTTTCCGGCTTTATCTACTGTAGGTTTCCAAAATCTCTCATCGACGAAAGATTTCTTTTCTCCGCCACCTACTTTTTCGGCGGCTTGGATCAATTTAGATATTTGATCCTTATTTCTTTTAAGATTTTCAAAAGACATATATTTTTCTCCATATAAGCTGAAATATTATTTTATTATTTTTATTATAACACAGTATTACTGTAATGTAAACCTATTTATATAATTAAAATAGAGTGTTTTGTTTAGGTAAAAAGTTTAAGGCTCTAGCTTCGGCCTCGATCTTACTTTTAATTACTGGTGAGATAAATTTTTTTATATCCTGAGGATCTATAGAATTTTCCTCACACAGATATAGCACAGCGTCCATATAAGAAAGAGATTTTTCTTGTACTGTATGTGCTATTAATTTCGTGAATTTAGTTTTAGTTAAAAAAGTTTCTTTTAATTTTTCTGATGCAACTGTCATTTATCCATGCTCCTTAATAATATAACATCATTGTTTATTCTAGAATTAGTTTTTCTTGTTTTAGTTGTAAGATCAGACCAAGCTTTATCAATTTGTTTTTTACTTTGATTTAATATTATAGGTAGAAATGATTCTGGATTTCTTAAAACTGTTTCTCT